GGTAGTGGGAAGGTGTTATTGAACAAGGAGCGGAGTGAGGTAGAGGTGTGGAATGATTATGACAGGTGTATAGCGAATTTATTTCATGTGGTGGTATTTAAGTTTGATGAGTTTTATGAGAAGGTGAGTGGGTTGGTGTATAGTCGGGAGTTGTATAGGAGGTATTTGAGGGAGTTGAGGGAGGCTGGGCGTATTGAGGTAGGGGATGTGGATATGGCGGTGAAGGCGTATTATGTGATGTGTTGTATGTTTGGTGGGGGTGGTAGTGGTTTTGATAGGTTTGGGTTTAGTTTTAGTAAGGTGGCTAATGTAGCTAAGTAGTATTGGAGGCGGTTAAGTGAGTTAGAGCGGGTGCGGGAGCGGTTGAGTGGTGTGGTGATTGAGTGTGATGATTTTGAAAAGGTGATAAAGAGGTGGGATGGGGAGGATGTTTTCTTTTATTGTGATCCTCCGTATTATGTGGAAAGAGCTGAAAAGTATTATAGTGGGTTTATGGTAGAGGATCATGAGAGGTTATTGAGGTTGTTGAAGCGGGTGAGGGGGAAGTGGTTATTGAGTGGGTATGGGAATGAGTTGTATGATAGGGAGTTGGTGGGGTATAACAGGTTTGAGTTTGAGGTAGTGAAGCATAGTTATTATAAGACTGGTAGTGGTGAGGGTTTAGTTAAGCCGAGGGTGAAGGAGGTTTTGTGGTGCAATTATGATGTTAGTAAAGATTTGAGTTGTAATAATGAGGGGGGTAAAGTAATGTATTGTAATGGAGTGGGTTGGTTATTTAGTGGTGCCAGTGGAGATGAAGTAGAGGAGGAGGTTTAGTGCGTCTTGGATGTGGGAGAGTTTGGGGGGTAGGGGAGGGGAGTAGGATTTTTTAGGTTTAGTGATGAGTTTATAGGGGGTGGAGAGGGTGTCAGCGATGGCTATTAGGTAGCCGATTAAGATGAGGCAATCTGAGGCGTGTTTTCGGGGAGAGTAGAGGTTGAAGTTTTCGATGAGGATGAGGGAGTAGTGGTGGGTGTGGAGGAGTTTTTTGAGGGTTGAGGCGAGGGTTTGGGAGTTGGTATCGTTTATGAATTGTAGAGCGGTAGGAGGTTGGGTGGAGATGAGTGCGGAGTTAGTGGGGCCTGGGTCGATTGAGATGATGGGTGGTAGGTTAGGTGGTAGGTGTGGTTTGATGTTGTAGTGGATGATTTTGGGTATTAATGTTTTTGTTTTAGTTGAAATTGGTTTTTTTTGTTGCATAATTTATATTGGAGTATACTAAAAGTTTAGGAGGAGGTCAAGGGGTGCCGTATATTTGGATACCGAAGATACCGCATAGGAAGCGGAGGGAGATGGAGAGGGTGGTGGAGCATGTGGTAGAGAGTGCGACGAAGGGTATAGAGAGGGTGGAGAGAAGGGCTGTGGAGGTAGGTTCTGGAGGTTATTTAGATGAGAGGCGGTTGAGTGAGATGGCTGGGAAGGCGAGGGTAGATGAGCATGGTAGAGTTGCCGTGGTGAAGGGAGAAGGTGGGCAGGTGTATTTAAAGGCGGGTAATGAAGAGGTAGAAGTGAAGAGGAGCAAGTTTATGGTAGCTAATTTAGCAACGGGGGAGAAGAAGAAGATATAGGGGATGGTAGATGGGGAAGAGGCGTTTAAGGAAAGCAGAGGACAGGGTTCAGCGGGATGAGCGGGTAGAGTTTTTGGGGGTAGAGGAAGTTCTTGAGATAGTATCTACGGCGAAGGCTCAGCGGGATTTTCTGATGCCTCGGTGGGTAGGGGTAATAGAGGAGTTATTTCAGGTGCAGAGTGGTTTGGATTATATGATGCGGTATGTGAATTTAGTTTCTTCTTTGATATATAGTGCGGACAATATTTTGTTTGATTTGGAGTTTGAAGAGGATGTTGAGGACGAAGCGATATTGAAGTTAGGAGAGAAGCTTAAGGCGAAGATTGAGAGGAATTTTTATGAGTCGGGATTTGATTATCAGTTTTATTTAGCATCTTATATAGGGGAGTTATTTGGGACTTCGGGGATTTATTTAGCGCCGAGGGCTAAAGGTCGGGCGAAGGCTATTTTGATATATCCTTGGGATTTGTATTTTTATTATCCGCAGTTAGAGATGGATGATCCGTCGCAGGTGATAGTGCGTGTGGTGCGGATGAGCAGGAAGGAGGCTGAGAGGAAGTTTGGTTTGGAGGTAGCGGGTCAGGCTGAGGTGAGTGGTGAGTTAGGGAAGGCGATGTTGATGAGTGATTTAGATGAGAGGGCGTTGAAGCGGGTTCAGGAGTTTGTGTCAAGGAGTTATGGGACGGATGAGAGTTTGGAGTTGAGGTCGGCGTTAGAGGATTATGGGGATAGGTTTTTTGATTATTTGCGATATTTGTTATTTGGGCAGGGGAGTTTGAGCGGGCAGTTGGTGAACATATATGAGGTTTGGTATAAAGATGGAAATTTAGGGCAGGTATGTAGGGCTGTAGTGGTAGGGGATAAGGTAGTTAGTCATGATGCGATGCCTGAGTTGAGTGATTATCCTTATTCTGTTTATAATTCGGAGCCGATTTTAGGGATGACTGGAGTAGGTTTAGGGACTGGGGACAAGGCGTTGGTGGTGCAGAGGGAGATAAGGGAGTTGCATGAGTTATTAGATGAGGCGACGAATAGGTTTGTGAGACCGACGATAATAATTATGCATTTTGGAGGGGCTTTACGGAAGGATGAGATAGTGAATGGGATAAGGAAAGGAGATGAGGTAATAGATATAGACAGTCCTGATACGAAGATAGAGGAGTATGTGCCGAAGGTTAATTTAGAGGCGTTGTATGCGTTGATACAGAGGAAGGAGGAGAATTTACGGCAGACTTTAGGTTTGATGAGTGATTTGATATTTGGGCAGAATGTAAGCGGGGTGCGGTCGGCGAGCCATGCTCAATTGATTAGTATGTTTGCGTCAAGTCATTTGAAGACCAAGGCGTTGCGGTTTGAGAAGTTTATAGAGGAGCTGATGACGCTTTATGGTCAGTATATAGTGATGTATGATGAGCGATTTGCGGGGTTATATGGGGTGCCGTTTAGGGTAGAGGTTTATGCACATACGAGTAGTCCGATAATGGCGTTGAATTATCAGGAGATATTGGCGGGGTTAGTTGATAGTGGATTAGTGCCGAAGGAGGTATTGGTTGAGATGATGCCGATACCGATGAAGGCGAAGGTGAAGAAAGAGTTGAAGAAGAAGGAGAAGATGGCTGAGATGATGGCGATGGTGGAGATGAGTAAGGTGGGGGAAGGGAAATGAGAGATTGGTTAGGTAAGACGTGGGATTTTTTGGTGGAGAGTGTTGGTGGGTTAATAGCAAGGCAGAGGTGGGTTGATTACAAAAAATGGACAGATTTTCCTGATGGAAGATGGGTATCACCAGAGATGATGAGGACGATTGAGAGTGAAAGGTATGAAAATCCACCGTATAAGTTTTTCTGGTGGTATTTAAGGTTCGGGAATTTTATTGGGAAGATTTTAGAGGTTTTGAAAGTTTTAGGGCAAGGTTTGGCAATTATTAGATTGCCCTTGCAAATTTTAGGGGTTATAAAAGTTTTAGGATTTTGTAATGTTATAGTAAGATTTTTCATTCAAGCTTCTGGTAATGTAAAAGTTCAAGGGAATGCTTGTGTTACAGAATATGTTTCTTGGCAACATTTTGGGACTTGGCAGGATTGGGCTAATGCAACAGGTGGGAAGTGGTATTATAAGTGCTAAAATAATGTAAAGGAGGTGTTGATAGATGGCACTTTATCCTCAGAGTAGTTTTGTCAATAACATTTTTAATTCTATTTCTGCTGTAGGACTTTTTAATAACGGGACAGAACTTTCAGGAAGCAATTATTCAAGGATTTCAATAACTCCTGCTGATCATTTGCAGATTACGAGTGATGAAGACAATTACTATATTAGCAACAAGGAGCAATTAAGTTTTGTTCAAGCTTCAAGTGATTGGGGAGAATTTAATCAAATAGGGATATTTGCTGGAACAAATTTATGGTTTCTTATTGATGTATCTTCAAGGACGGTAAGAGCAAATGACCAAGTTTTTATAGATGTAGGAACTTTGCAGATAACAATACCTAAAAGCATAAGTTAAAGTGAGGTGGTATAGATGGCTTATACGAACAGACCATTTAATTATACAGGAACTTTACCCAATCAAGTTCAGAATGATTTGGATTTAGCGAATGACAATTTTGATATTTTAGGGCAAGCTTTTATAGGAAATCATCCTTCAAGTCAGCCGATTAAGAGAGCGGTTTATATAGGAGCAACTCCGCCAAGTGATGCAGTAGCTTCTACTTTATGGTTTGATACATCGGTTAGTCCGCCAGTTTTAAAAGTATATAATGGAACGAATTGGCAATTAGTTAGTAGTCCTAACGCCGACACCGTCGACGGCTTCCACGCAAGTCAAACACCAGCTCCGAATGTGATAGTGCCTTTGAATGCGAATGGGATTTTGGATTTGAGTGCAAGTTATGTGAAGAGTAATGTTTACACTTTTAGAAGAGTAGATTTGACGAATGCAACGAGTGATTATATGTTGCAAGTTGGAGAAGAGGCGATAATAATGTTTGACAATAAACCACTTGTTCCGCTTAGAGTTGCTATTCAAGAGCCTTCTACCCCGCTTAGTCCTGTAATTTATAACATAATCATAGGTATTTATTGGGCGTCTGGTAATAATATGGATTTTGATTTTTTCCCAAATAATACTACTTATTCGGGTCAGGTGCAAATTTTAGGATATAGACATTCTGTTTATGGTTGGGATAACTATCTTTCAATTTTGGATAAATTTGGGATTGATGCTTATGGAGGAGCTGACGATTTTCCATTCTTTGTTAATCTGTTTGCTGTTTATTATACGGCTCAGCAACCGAAACTTTTATATGGTAATGTTTTTTCTAGGCTTTCATTAGGTTTATATTCAGGTATATGGAATAATACTTCAACAGCTTGGACTTCGTTAGGAAGTTTCAGAATATATCCTGGTTTTACGAGAAATATATCTGGAATAGCTTTGGTTAGGAGGTTAGCATAATGAAAGTCTGGGCTTATATACATCCAGAGCTTAATATCCTTTGCTGTGCCTTACTACCTGAAGCAGTGCCCCCTAATGTTGAAGCTGTAGAACTTGAAGTAGAAAGTCCTGACGATGTGGTGCTTGACAACGGGCAAATCCGACTAAAGACAGAGGCGGAGAAACTTGAAGAGGAAAAGCAAAGGAAGCTTACAGAACTCAAGAACTATGTAGCATCTTTACTTGCTTTAACTGATTACATCATTACGAAGATAGCGGAAGCTCAGATACAAAATAATGTAGCAGAAGTTGAGGCACTTAAGCAAAAGTATGCGACACACCTTCAGCAAAGGGAAGCAATCCGAGCTTGGAACGAGCAGATGAAGCAAGCGATAAAAAATGTGACGAGTTTAGAAGAGTTGAGGGGGATAGTGGGTGAGTTTAAAGGATAAGTTATTGAAGATGTTTAATTCTAAGTGGAACCCGTTGGGTAATTACGACGAGCCGATACCGCCTGATTGGTGTTTTGAGAGGTATGGTAGGATAGGGGCATATTTGTATTGGTATTTTGTAAGAAATCGGTTTCATAATTTTGACAGATATTGGGTAGGGACGGGGAATTATCCATGTGAGTGGCGGGTATGGCATAGTAAGAGGCGTTGGAATTTAATTTTGCCGTTTTTTAGTTATAGGGGGAAGAAGTGGGAGATGTATATAGGATGGCGTCCAAAGACGCTTGAGGATGGGAGTATGGTTCAAATGTTTGGGATTGCGTTCAGGAGGAGAAAGGATGCCTAAACAATTGGAAGATTGCGTGAAGAAAGTAAGACGAAAAGGCTACACTAAATCTCAGGCTTATGCGATATGTTCTAAGTCTACTGGCTGGGTTCGTGGGAAAGGTGGTAAATGGGTTAAAAGAAAGAAGAGGAGTAAAAAATGACCCCAGAAACAGTAGTTTATTTGCTGATTGCTGGTGGGATAGGTATTTTATTCAAAATTGTATGGGATTGGTTAGTTGGGCTAAAAAAAACTAATGGTATAAAAGAAGTTTGTAAACAGAGAATGGATGTGCTTGATGATGAAATTTGTAGATTGTATGAGCGATTGGACAAGATTGAAGAAAAATTAGAAGCAACATTAGAAAAAATCAACAGAAAAATAGACGAAAAGTTTGAGCTATTGATTAAGATGCTAACTCAAGATCGGTCGTAAGGAGGTGGCAGAATGAATGGATATTGGAAGCAATTTGGCTGGCACTGGGTTATTATTTTTCTTGGGTTGGTGTTTTTTGTTTCGGGGGTTATCGGATTGTTTTACGAGCCGTTCCAGTTTGTGTTTAAGAAAGTGTTTCTTTTATCTTTGTGGTATGTGTTTGCTTATTTGACAAG